ACCCTACTATTGCTGGAACGTTTTCGAACACTTTAACTACACAAGCAGACCTTAACGAAACATCGCTTGAACAAGCGTTGATCGACATCGGTAACATGACTGATGAGAGAGGTCTTAAAGTGGCAGCTAAAGCAACGAAAATGATTGTTCCTGCAAATAACCAGTTTAACGCTGACAGACTGATGAAGTCTCAAGGTAGAACTGGCACAGCTGATAACGATATCAATGCTATCGTATCAATGGGAATGGTTCCTCAAGGATATAGAGTGAACAATTACCTAACTGATACTGATTCTTGGTATTTAATCACGGATGTACCTAACGGAATGAAACATTTCGAAAGAGCACCCTTGAAAACAGCTATGGAAGGTGATTTCGACACTGGTAACGTTAGATTCAAAGCTAGAGAAAGATACGTATTTGGCGTATCAGACCCTAGAGGAATCTTCGGCTGCCAAGGTGCGTAATAACTAAATTTAATGAGGCGGGACACAATCTCGCCTCATTTCAACTCTAAAGTAGAAAATTACATTATGAAGGACTTTAAAATCATTATTATTGCTTATGGATATAAAACGAATTTCGTGGTAAAATGCGAAGATTCCTCAGAAGCCATAGAAAACGCTATAGTTGACAAACTAGGAGAAAATAGTGTAAAGTGGGAACAATCGGGATTTTATGATAAAGCCCGAAAATGGATAACTTATGAGGAAGTTATATATGACCCAAGACCTATACAAACAAAAAAAGTCCTTGGAGTTGAGTTGGGAGCAGGAGTTTAACGAATACGGTAAATACACTCTCAACATGGTCAGAATTGATAACAAGATTAGGGAAGTTATTAATGAGATCAAGCTGGAAGAAAATAAGATTGCTGATAGAGAAAATGCAATCAGAAATGCAGCTCCGGAAGTTTCAGTAGCTACTTAATACAAAACGCTACATCGCTGAAATCGTACATTTCCTATAGGATCTCTTGCACTTCACTAAAATATAGCGTATAAAACTTTTACTATACAATTATTAGATCTAGACGCGTATAGTCGACGGCCTAGAGACTAGATCTTGTAAACTAGGAGGATATAATTATGGCAAACACAACGTTTATCGGTGCAGTACGATCAGAAAATGGTTTTAAAACTATTTCTAAAAATTCTAGCACTGGTGCAATTACAGATGAAGCGGTCTACAACGTTAGACCTAACTTCAGAGTATCGATTGACGACGCAACTTTCAATACTGGATCTGCAGTTACTGACACGTTAACAAGAGCGCAATCAGGGACTACCTTTACAATAGATGGAACTGATGACATCGTAGTTAACATGCCAGCATTAAGTACGGCTAACGTAGGAACAACATATGAATTTTTTGTGACTACAGCAGTTGGCGGTGCAAAAACTGTAACTTTCGTTTTACCTGGAGCAGGAGTTTCTAATTTCTTTGGAGCTCTTCAACTTATGGGTGGAACGGCAGCTAATCCAGCAAGTGATGTTGCAGGGGACACTTTAACTTTACCAAACAGTACTGCTGTTAATGGAAGAGTTAAGTTAACTTGTGTGTCTGATGACGGAACGAATTCTACTTGGAAAGCGGAAACCGTTACTACACCAATCGCAACTATTGCGTAATAAATAATAATGTGAGGTCCTTCGGGACCTCACTATTAAATTAAGGAGAAAAATATGGGAACATATTTAAGTAATGTAAAAGCTACTAATGGAACTTCATCTTTTGCAATTTTTGGAGGGCCTTGTAGAATTTTAGGAATATATTACGTCGCTGACACTACTGCAGGAACTATCACTATAAAAGATGGTGGTTCATCAGGAACTTCAATTGCTGTTTTTGATACACCTAAAGGTGTTGCTGCTAATGCGGGAGAAAATGTGGTAGGATACATTCCAATTCCAGGTGATGGTTTACATTGCGCAACAAGTGGATATGCAACTTTAAGTGGAGTAGCAAAAGTTACTATATTCTACGGATAGGAGACTAGATGGCTAATACGACTTCTGGTACTTATACTTTTGATAAGAACTTTGCGATTGATGATTTAATCGAGGAAGCTTATGAAAGAATTGGTATGCAAGGAACATCTGGATATCAACTTAGAAATGCTAGAAGATCTTTAAATCTTTTATTATCTGAATGGGGTAATAGAGGAATTCACTATTGGGAAATAGGTGAAACTAATATTGATTTAATTGAAGGTCAAACCGAATACAAATTTTATCGTACATCAGCTGATGGAACAAGTGCAACCACTACTCCTACAAATGGAATTTACGGAATAACTGACGTTCTAGAAGCTCAATTAAGAACTAATAGAACACAAACTACTCAATCAGATACTCCTATGACAAAAGTAGATAGATCTACTTACGCAGGATTTTCAAACAAACTTTCTAAAGGAACTCCTAACCAATATTGGGTTCAAAGATTTATAGATCACGTAAGTATTAGTGTTTATCCAACCGCTGATTCTTCAAATGCTTCTAAAGATATGCATATTTATTACATTAAGAGAATTCAAGATGTAGATGGCACTTATACAGATGCAACAGATGCACCCTTTAGATTTCTACCTTGTATGGTTACAGGTTTATCTTTTTATTTAGCACAAAAATATGCTCCAGATAGAATTCAAACTCAAAAATTATTATATGAAGATGAATTAGCAAGAGCATTAGCGGAGGATGGGTCAGCGTCTAGTACATATATTACACCTAAGACATACTACCCTAATATTTAGTTATGCCAAAATATGCATCAGGAAAAAGAGCTTTAGCAATTTCAGATAGATCTGGACTTCAATATCCATGGAGAGAAATGGTTACAGAATGGACTGGAGCATTTGTCCATGTTTCTGAATATGAACCTAAGCAACCGCAATTAGAACCTAAACCAATAAGTGCTGACGGAGTTTCTTTACCTCAAGTTAGACCAGCTAGAACCGCACCAGCTGTTACTAGATTAATGAGAGATGACCCTTTTGAAACTTATGGAGCAGGTTCTGGACTTATTAATGTTTGGTTTCCTGGTCACGGTTTAACTGATGGAGACACATATAGAATTAGAGGATCAATAACTACTTCACCTGGAACAGGAACTGCTTATAATCCCGTAACAGGAGTTAATGGAACTTCGGTTTTTGGTTATAATGATCCTCAAAGTTTTGATGGGATTACAGGAGCTAAATTAGCGTTAGCTGCTGGCTATACAATTACAACAGGATTATATAGAAGCGGTGCAAGAGTAGATTCAGATTATGCAAAAGCAAATTATTTTTATTTTACAGTTAACACAGATACAGCTACACTAGGTGATAACAGAGGAGGAGGAGCCGGATGTTCTATTGGACCCGTGACTCTTGAAGCATAATGGGTTTAATTACAAAAGGAATGGGTGCTATTATGAAAAGTGCAAAAGCAAATAAAAAAGCATCTGGGTCTTATGTTTTAACAGACCCTTCACCAAAAATAAAAGTAACAAACCCTGATACTATTAAATTAAATAAACAACTTAAAACAATTAAAAGAGTTGGAGCTGGCACTGCTGGTGCAATAGGTGGAGCTGCAATTTACGGAAAAGTTAAAAAGAAAAAGAAAAAGGATAAAAAATAATGGCAGGAATATCTTACAGCACATTAGTTACACAACTTAGAAATTACACAGAAACAGATTCAAATGTTTTAACAACTGATGTTTTAGAAAATATTATTTTAAATGCTCAATCTAGAATATGTCAGGATGTTCCAATTGATGCTGATAGACATCAGCAAGAAGGAAATTTAGTGACAGATAAAAATAGTATCTATGCTCCATCTGGTGCAATATTTACTAGAGGTATAGAAGTGTTTGACTCTACTACGGCTTCAACTGGTACTTTAAGATGGCTTATTAAAAAAGATGTAACTTGGTTAGCTGAATATATTGAAGATTTAACTGGATCTGGTGGAGCGGATGTAACTGGAATGCCTAAATATTATGCTATGTTTGGAGGAGCTACAGGAGACGGTTCAACAACTTCAGGTGGTTATATGCTAGCCCCTACTCCAGATGCAAATTATTATTTTAGAGTACATTATGATAAAAGACCGGCTACTTTAGAGTCTAGTAATCAAACTAATTATATTAGTGTAAACTACCCTCAACTCCTATTATATGCATGTTTAGTGGAAGCTTATGGGTATTTAAAAGGTCCAACGGATATGTTGACATTATACGAGCAAAAGTATAAAGATAGTGTACAAACGTTTGCTTCTCAACAAGTGGGAAGAAGACGTAGAGACGATTATACGGACGGAACGGTTAGGATCAAAATAGATTCACCAAGTCCATAACAGGAGATAAAAAATGGCTATAACATCAGCAGTTTGTTCAAGTTTTAAAAGTGAACTTTTAAGTGGTAAACACGATTTCGATTCTTCAGGTGGAGATACTTTTAAAATTGCTATGTTTACAAGTTCTGCGTCTTTAGATGCAACTACAACAGACTATAGTACATCAAACGAAATTACTAATTCTTCTGGAACTGCATACACAGCAGGTGGAAAAGCATTAACAAACCAAGGCGTAACTTTAGCAAGCACAACTGCTTACACAGATTTTGCCGACGTGTCTTGGACTTCAGCTTCTTTTACAGCTAATGGTGCAATGATATACAATACAACAACTGATGGCGGATCCGGTACAACAGATGCAGTTTGCATAATTGCATTTGGTGGAGACAAAACAGTTTCTTCAGGAACATTTACAGTTCAATTTCCAGCAGCAGGAGCAACAACAGCTATCTTAAGATTAGCTTAAGGAGGTAATTCCTTATGGCTTCAATTTGGGGTGGTGATAGTCCTTCAGTAGCCTGGGGCGTTAACTCATGGCAATCTAATACAGTATCATTATCTGTCGACGGTTTATCTTTTACTGCATATCAAGGAGATACTGCAGCTTATCCTGAACAAGGATGGGGCTCAGATACTTATGGATATGAAAACTGGGGTTCATCTGGATATACAGTAGAAGTTAGTGGAGTTTCTTTCACTGCTTATGTTAACGCAGATGGAGTTTTATCTTATCCGCTTACTGGATGGGGTAGAGCAGAATATGGTGAAGAACCATATGGTGATAGTGATAACCCTGTCGTTAATGTTACAGGACAATCGATTACTGCATCTCAAGGAACATCAACTGTTACTGCTGAAGTAAATGTTGGATGGAGTTCTGATGCTTGGGGTTATGAAAACTGGGGACAATCTGGATATACAGTAGACGTTGATGGTTTAGATATAGGAACTGTTTCAGTAGGCCAAGGTGGCTGGGGAACTGTAGCTTATGGAAATGCTAGTTGGGGTATGTGGACTCTTACACCAGCAGACGTTGTTGGATTATCAGGACAAGCTGTTACTGCATCTCAAGGAACTTCAAGTATAGTAGTTGATTATGTAGACACACCAACAGGTCTATCTTTCACTGCGTCTCAAGGAGCAATTAGTGTAAATAACGGCGCTGATATGTTGGTTGGTTTAGAAAGTCAATCAGTTTCAGCTTCAGTAGGTGCAATTACACCAGCAGATGTAGTAGGGTTAACTGGAGTTGAATTTAATGCTTATCAAAATGCTTCTGGAATAGTAGTAGCTCCAGTAGAACTTATTAATGTTACGGGAGTATCCTTTACAGCTTCTGTAGGAGAAATAACACCAGACGCAATGACCGTTAGTTTTGCTGGTGTTTCTTTCACTGGTTCTGTAGGGGCAATTACACCGGCTGATGTAGTAGGATTGACCGGAGTTGAATTTAGTGCTAATGTAGGTGAATTATATCCGGTATACTTTAAAGATGTCGATATTGAATCTTCTGCAGGTTATGAAGATGTTGACAATCCATCATCAACAACGTATACAGATGTAAATATAGCGGCGTAAATTAGGAGAAAATTATGGCTTCAACATATACACCATTAGGTGTTGAAAAAATGGCAACTGGCGAAAATGCCGGTACATGGGGAACAAAGACTAATACAAACTTAGAAATTTTAGAACAAATAGCTGGGGGTTATACAACACAAGCTATAACATCAACTCCTACTACATTATCTGTCTCTGATGGATCAACAGGAGCAACTCTTGCACACAGAATTATCAAATTTACAGGAAGTATTGGTGAAAACACTGTAGTAACTATCCCTCTAGATGTTCAACAACTTTATTTTATTACCAATGGCTCATCAGGTTCTTACACTGTTCAATTTAAATATGCATCAGGTTCTGGTTCTAGCGTAACTTGGGCAGCTACTGATAAAGGAACAAAAATTCTTTACGCAGCAGCTGATGATGGAACTAACCCTAACATTGTTGATCTTGGAATGGGAGATGTAACATTAACTGGAACAGAAACTTTAACAAATAAAACTTTAACTTCACCAAAAATTGGTACTTCTATTTTAGATACTAATGGAAACGAATTATTTTTATTAACAGCAACAGGATCAGCAGTTAATGAATTAACTTATGCTAACGCAGCAACTGGTAACGGTCCAACTTTTACCGCTTCTGGTGAAACAAACGTTGATATAAATATTAACCCTAAAGGAACAGGAGTTCTTAAATCAGGAACTGCAGCAGTTAAAGTTGCAGGGACGGAAACTATTTGGATTCCAGCTGCGGCTATGTATGGATCAGAAACAAATGGAGCTGATGCACAACAAGTAGAAACAACAGCAACTAGACCAGATTTAAAAGTTTTAGACTTTGATCCAAGTACAAAAGAATATGCACAATTTGCTATAGCAATGCCTAAATCATGGAATTTAGGAACAGTGACTTTTCAAGCTTGGTGGTCACCTTCAACTACAAACACAGGCAACTGTATATTTGGCTTACAAGGCGTAAGCTGTAGTGATAGTGATACTGCAGACGTAGTTTTTGGAACAGCACAAGAAGTTACTGATGCTGGAATTGGAACTGTAGAAGATGTACAAGTTACAAGCACAAGTAGCGCAATGACAATTGCAGGTTCTCCAGCGGATGCAGATTTAACTTTTTTTCAACTTTATAGAGATGCAGCAGACGGCAGTGACACATTTACAGGAGATGCTAGAT